GCCTATGTTGATGGTGAATTCGTCAACCTTCCCTCTGGCACTGTATACTATGCCTATAAGCGTCAAAAGTGCCGCAGCCATGAGAAGATCCAAGTTGGCGAACCGCTCTACATAGGACAGGATTTTAACGTTGGCAAGATGGCGTCTACGGTATACGTGCAGCGCGGCAAGGTGTGGCACGCAGTGGCTGAGCTGGTTGATTTATTCGATACACCTGATGTGATACGCGTAATACAGGAACGCTGGAAGGATGCAGGGCACAAGATAGTCATGTACCCTGATGCCAGCGGCAAGAACCGCAAGAGCAATCAGGCTTCAACGTCAGACATTGCCATGCTGCAACAGGCTGGCTTTGATGTTCGTGTTAATGCCAGCAACCCGGCAGTAAAAGACCGTGTGTTGTCTGTTAATGTTGCATTAGAGAAGGGGTTGCTTATGGTGAATGACAGCGCATGTCCGCAGACAGCCAGATCTCTTGAACAACAGGCGTATGATAAAAACGGTGAGCCAGAGAAGAACGGCGTTATCGATCATATGTGTGACGCACTTGGATATCCGTTAGCCTATGAGATGCCTATAGTTAAGCCTTTAATCAACATTCCTATGAGTTTTGCAATTTAAGGCCCTATTGGGCCTTTTTATTATGCTGCTGAGCGCATTTTCGTGAGCAGTTAAGAGTTTTTTTGTACTTATTGATCATGAAGTATGACCCGCAATAAAGGCACTCCCTTTGCACATCATCTATTCCCGATTCTCGCCGGTGCTTCGCGCAACATTTGGCGCTACAAAACTTATTGTTTCCCCTGTTTGTTGAGGTGAATGTTTTGTGGCAAGCGGAACATGATAGAGTCAAAGTAGCATTAATAAATTCCTTTGTTCTTTGGTACTGCATCTTGTGCCACTTTAGCCCTTCGTCACTTGAGTGCCAGATCCTTGCTTTTTCAGTGGCGTTCTCTGGCATTCCTCTGCGATGACCTATATGGTGATGATAAGTATGACTATCGTGAGATATTAGCTCAAGATTTGATATGGCGTTGTTTGTTTTGTCTTCATCGATGTGGTGAACATCCATGCCTGATGGAATTTCACCATTGTGATGGGCGTAAACAACCCTATGTAGTCTAATTCCATCTCTCTGGAGATAGCTGCCACATAAGTAATATGTGGTGCCAATGAATTTCTGTTTTGTTTTAGATATTACTTCTGGGTTCATAGCTCCTCCTTTAGGTAGCCAAATGAGTATGCCATCGCATCAGTATGTAAGCAATTCTTTTTGCGGTAGGTTAGTTGGTGTATGATTAATCAATAAACAGTATTTATGCTATTCGAGGGACTCCAATGACCACCGGATTCGATACAGTAAAGACACCGCACCGAGAATACCAGGCTAATTTTGGTAAATGGAAGAAGGTGCGCGATACCATCTCCGGAGAGATGAAGGCATATCTGCGAAATGTAGGAGCCAACGAGCAAGACAAGGCTTACGGAGAGCAACGACAGTTAGAGTATCAAGAGGGCGCCATTGTCTACAACTTCACCAAACGCACGCTGTCCGGCATGGTCGGCAGTGTCATGCGCAAAGACCCTGAACAGCAATTCCCGGCGCGCATGGATTACCTGATCAACGATGCCAGCGGTGCAGGTGTCGGTCTGTGGCAACATGTGCAAGACACGCTGATGGAGATTGACTCCGTTGGCCGTGGTGGCCTGCTGGTGGATGCGCCAGATGTTGAGGTGGCTACGATGGCCCAGCAGAATGCTGGTGAATTGAACCCTGTCATCGCATTTTACACCACCGAGAACGTCATCAACTGGAAGTTGAAGCGCGTCGGTTCGGTTAACAAGGTCGTCATGGTCGTTCTGCGCGAGCAGTTTGAGTACAACGAAACGGATGATGAGTTTGTTACCAAGGTGGGTGAACAGTATCGCGTTCTTGATATTGATGAAAATGGAAAATACCGGCAGCGAGTTTACAGATTTGATGATATTGGTGCGATTAAGGACACTGTGGTAACGATTTACCCTAACCTTAATGGTGTGCCAAAAGGGGTGATTCCATTTACGTTCGTCGGCGCCAGCAATAACGATGACACGGTTGATGATGCGCCGCTGCTGCCATTGGCAGATCTGCAAATCGGTCATTTCCGAAACAGCGCAGACAACGAAGAGAATCTCTTCGTTGTGTCACAGGCCATGCTGGTGATTGCCCCTGGTCAGAATATCAGCCCACAACAGTGGATTGAACTAAACCCAGAAGGCGTTAAGTTTGGCGCCCGCCGTGGCATTAACGTTGGTAATGGTGGCGATGCCAAGTTGGTGCAAGCTTCTGCTACCAACGCGCTTGACTTGGCGCTGACGAAGAAAGAGCAGCAGGCCATTCAAATTGGCGCTCAGCTGATAACACCTACAACGCAGATAACCGCAGAGTCAGCTCGATTGCAGCGTGGTGCGGATTCTTCTGTCATGGCGACAATCGCTCGAAACGTCAGTAGAGCTTACGAAGATGCGCTGAAGTGGGTTGCGCAGATGCTTGGCCTGCCGGATACCGGCATTGAGTTCAAGCTGAATATGGAATTCTTCCTCCAGCAGATGACGCCGCAGGAAGCGCAGCAGTGGATGGCGATGGTGCAGTCTGGCTTTGTGCCAACAGAGGCAATGTGGGAAGCAATGCGTCGTGGCGGATGGACTAACTGGACGAATGCCGAGATGAAAGAGAAGATCGAGGCCGCTCCGGTGCCGAGTATTTCTGCTGCCACTCCGGTGGCGGGTGATATTCCTGCTAGTGCTCAGCAGCCGCAGGCGGATGATCAGCCGCAGAATGACCAGCAGGCTCAGCAATGAGCCTAACCTCTGCCTTCATCAGCCATCAGATCTGGCTACAGCGCACGGCCTCGCATGAGGCCAATCTCGTTGAGCCATTCATGAAGCAAATGCGTGATGAGATACGCGCAAGCGTGCTTTCATTTGGTGACGACAGTCGTACTGCCGTGCGCCTGAATAAAATGCTGAGAGAGATTGAGGATGTTCTCTATGGCATTACCGGCGCGTGGGATGACAAGCTACTGGAGGATATGAAGGAGCTTGCCAAGTACGAGGCTGATTGGACTGCGCGCACGCTGACGGCTAACGTTGATGCAAACTTTACTACGCCATCACCAGAGCAAGTGTGGAGTGCCATCAAGTTCCAACCGCTGGCACTGGATAACCGGCCAGTAGACTTCATCAATCTCCTTGATAACTGGTCTGATGTTGAAGTATCGCGATTGGTAACCGGCGTTAAGTCTGGCTTTGTGCAGGGACTAACGACGCGGGACATCGTCAAGCAGGTTGTAGGAGTTGGCGGTCTGGCTGATGTTTCTGAACGCAATGCTAAGTCCGTGGTGAAGACGGCGATCAACCATGTGTCTACGGTAGCCAAGGATGCTACCTACGACAAGAATAGCGATGTGGTTGAAGGGTATGAGCTGGTGGTTACGCTGGACAGCAGAACTTCAGCCATCTGCCGTGGCTGGCCTCAAGGTAAGGTTTATAAGCTGACAGATGACTATCAGCCAAAGCCGCCATTTCATGTGGCCTGTAGGACGAGTACAGCCCCGGTCGTGAGTAGCGAATTCGATTTCCTTGACGTTGGAGCGAAGCGTGCGGCCAGTGGCGCTGATGGTGGTACGCAGGTTGACGCCAACACCAGTTACTATGATTTCCTAAAGCAGCAGCCTGCATGGTTCCAGGATGAGGCGCTTGGGCCAACGCGTGGTAAGATATTCCGCAACAGCGGCATGACGCCAGACGAGTTCCGTGCAGCAAGCGTTGATGGCTTTGGCCGACCACTGACGCTGAAGGAGATGGCGGATATGGATGATAAGGTTGCCGATTACTTGGCTAAGATTGATTACAAAACCAATTGAGGATTTATAAATGAGCGGATTTTTCCTGGTAAGTGATGTGCCTGCGCGTCGAGTTGTGCAGTATAAGCGCGTGTCATCCACTGTTGATGGAGCGATCTACCTGGCTGATGACTCATTGCTTGGAAAAACGGTTGATTCCATGCCATTTGTCGATAAGACTGGCCTGGGTATTGCAGTTGGTGGCACGCTGTATGAAGTACCATATCTGCCTGATGCTGGCGCAGTTTATTTTGCGGTTCAGCCTTATGGTGCATCTGGCAATGCCGATGCCGTCCATATGGAAGTAGAGGTAAAGGCAGGCAAAGCACCTTACGCATATCAGTGGTACAAAGACGACAAGCAGGTTGTCAACGTGCCAGCGGCAGGCGCATCACTGACCGTTACCGAGACTGGTAAGTATTGGTGCGTGGTTACTGATGCCGATGGTGCGCAGGCTGTTTCTGAGGCTGCTGATGTAGAGTTTACTGAAGTAGTTAAATAAATAAGTTGCACAGTCGCAAGGATGCGGCTATATTCAACTCAACACCAGTAAAGAGCTGCATTGGTGTATAAATAATAAAAGCAGTGGCGATGCGCATGTGTAGCCAGTCCGTAATGGGCAAGAGTCACAAGCTGGTAGAGCCGCCAGCACACAACAGGTAAGAGTATTATGAGGCTTGGTTAGCCCATGCGACGGCGTGGTCGGTTCGATTCCGATACTGGAAAATCAGGTTCGAATCCTGATAAGTAGTGCTCTTTCCGTTGTGGTGAATAGGTAGGTGTATCGAAATCGGACGTGCACTTATTGGCTGAGCCGATCAGCACCACACATTAACAATGTTCGCATAGCTTAACTAGGTTAAAGCACCCGACTCATAATCGGATGATTGGAGGTTCAAGTCCGCCTGCGAGCACCAAATAAGTTCCCGTGCGCATCATGCGGGTCAGTCTCTGACGTAGCCATAATGGTTGTAACTCCACCCATTGCACGGCAGGTTAAGACGAATGATGAAGTCAGGGTTTAAAGTTCCCGTGTACCGAGTGAGCCGCTTGGGCGATTAGGCTTGACGGGCTGGAAGTAGACAGCCGGTAGTTATGAGATTCTTTGTGTTGCCATCACGCGAATGTGAGGAATCTCACAAGTGCCATAGATATATTCCCTTGCTGCATTTTGCCACTCCATGTGATGGCTTTTTTTATGGTTATATTTGCAACGTTATAACATTTTGAGCAATAATCATGAAATGGGGCAAAGCGGTTTTCCTATCGGCAAGTAAGGTTAACTGGGCTTGTTCTGTATGTAATTGAGAATAGTCTCATTTAGACAAGTCCCCTATGGGGGTGGAAATGAAACGTATGCAAGACAAAGAGAGCATGACGTGGCTTTCGTGGGCTATCGTTGCTGGCATTGCTTGCTGGGGCGGCCTTGTTCGCTACTTGATAGATATCAGGCAGAGTAAGGCGGTGTGGAGCTGGGCTAACGCGATCGCTCAGGTTGCTGTGTCGGGATTTACTGGCGTTATCGGCGGCCTTGTCAGCGTAGAATCAAGCCTAAGCCTGCACATGGTGTTCGCCGTTGCTGGCATTAGCGGTTCGATGGGGTCTGTCGCGCTCACTTTCTTCTGGGAACGCATAACGGGGGTCAAGAGTGCAAACCAGTGACAATGGAATCAACCTAATAAAATCATTCGAATCACTTTCTCTTAAGGCCTATCCAGATCCTAAAACTGGCGGCAAGCCATATACCATCGGCTGGGGAATGACAACATATCCTTCTGGCATGCCAGTAAAGTTGACTGATGTTTGCACCGCCGCGCAGGCAGATACCTACCTTAAGCATGATATAAGCCGATTCGAGGCTGATGTGAAGAAGGCCGTTAGAGTTCCATTGTCACAATGCCAATTCGATGCACTGGTCAGCTTCTTCTACAACCTTGGTTACTCAAAAGTAAAAGATTCCACACTGCTGAAAATGCTTAATGCCGGTAACTATACCGGCGCGGCAGATCAGTTCTTGCGCTGGGTTTCTCCAGGGTCATCTGTTGAAAAAGGCCTTCGCCGCCGCCGGGAGGCAGAACGGAAGCTGTTCTTATCATGCTGATGCGTTATAAGCTGGCACTTGCTGCATTGATACTCGCTCTTGTTGGCAGCCTGGCATGGACAACAATGCATTATCGTGACAATGCGATAATCTATAAGAAACAGCGTGATGATTATGGCAGCACCATTGACACAATGCAGAAGCAACAGGTTTCCGTTGCCGTTCTCGACGCCAAATACACACAGGAATTGCGCAATGCACAAGATACCATTGATCAGCTTAGTGCTGATGTCGACGCTGGCATTAAGCGCTTGTCAGTCCGCGCCAAGTGCGTGTCCAAAGCCACCGGCACCGGCAGCATGGGCGATGCAGGAACCGCCGAACTTGACGCAGCAGCTCGACAAGATTATTACCGTCTCAGAGAGCAAATGATTCTGGCTGATAAGCAGATCAGGTATTTGCAGGATTACATCAGAGACGAATTGAATGTTGGCACTGCCAGCAAATAACGGAGGTGATCACCTTCTTGACAGCCGGAATAGACGGAAGTGATTTAGCAACTGCGTGAGCTGTGGCGAAGATTGCGATTAACCAGCAAACCAACTAACTAACCAATGAGTAAAATAATGAACAACATCAAATTGACCGGGGCTGCACAAGATACCATTCATGCTCTGTTCTTCCGTGGATGCCTGCCTTCTGGAGACCTGCCATCCAAATGCGGTGCTGCTGAGCTTAGGCAGGCTGGGCTGGCAGAAACTGATACATTCTGTACTTCATTCAGGGGTGAAGATTACTTCACATTCCTTACCGAGGCTGGGCAAAGGTTTGCAATTGAATATTTTGCACGGTCTAGATTTGGTGAGTGATTTGCACCATTAACACAAGTGTTATAACATATCAACAACGCGGCTGGGCCGCACAAATTGCCTTGGGGGCAGAATGGTTAATTCATCGGATTTTATGCGAGTTTATCGTGAAGGTGAGCCGGTTGACCCGGGCACTCCGCCAACTGGGAAGACCTTTACGCAGACTGAGGTTGATGAGCTTATCGCCGGCCTGAAAGCCAACAATGAAAAGCTGTTATCAGAGAAGAAAGAGGCTAAACGCCTTGCTGAAGAAGCAGCGGCACAGCAGCTACTGGCAAGTCAGGACGCAGCGCGTAAATCTGGTGAGCTTGAAACATTCGAGAAAACCCTTCGCGGTGAGTATGCCCCGCAGCTTGAGGCGAAAGATAAAATCATTGCAGCACGCAATGAACTAATCTTATCCAGTGAGAAGAAAGCGATTGTGAACTCGCTCGCTGGAATGATGATTGATGAAAGTGCCGCAGATATCCTGGGGGTGTTTGTACGCACTGAGTTTGACGGTGATGACGTCGTTACGAAATTTGTTGGCGCAGATGGTAATGTCATCACCACCGATATTGCGCAGTTCAAAAAGTATTTGTGTGAACATAAAGTATTCTCGCATCTGATTAAAGCGGATGCAGCGACCGGTGGCGGGGCTGGCGGTAGCAAAGGCGGCGGGGCTGCCAAGCAGTTCAGTGAAATGAATGATGCAGAACGTATCGAGCTGCATAAATCAAACCCAGCCGAATTTGACCGGCAGATGAAACTATTAAGGAAATAACATGGCTATCACCACGATTGGCGACATCGTAACCGGTAATGTGCCGGTACTGCTTTCTTACATGACGCAAGATCCAGTTGAGAAGACCGCATTCTTCCAGTCTGGCATCCTGGCGCCGACACCATACGCGGCAGAAATTGCGCGCGGCCCTTCCAATTTGGCTAACATTCCATTCTGGAAGGCCATTGATTCGTCTATCGAGCCTAACTACTCGAACGATATCTACCAGGATATCGCCACGCCGCGTAACGTGCAGACTGGCGAAATGATGGCTCGCGTTGCTTATCTCAACGAAGGTTTCGGCCAGGCCGATTTAACCGTTGAGCTGACCAGTCAGAACCCGCTGCAATCTGTGGCAACTCGACTGGATAACTTCTGGCAACGCCAGGCGCAGCGTCGACTGCTGGCGACGTCACTGGGTATCTACAACGACAACGTTGCAGCCACTGACGCATTCCACACCCAGAACGACATGGTTGTTGACGTATCTGCAACGCTGGGCTTCGACGCTGGCGCGTTCATTGATGCAACCCAGACCATGGGCGATGCGTTGATGAGCAATAGCGGTGAAGTGCTGGGTGTTATCGCTATGCATAGCTTCGTGTATGGTCAGGCTCGCAAGCAGCAGCTGATCGACTTCATTCGTGATGCGGAAAACAACACCATGTTCGCAACCTACCAGGGTTATCGTGTGGTTGTTGACGACAGCATGACCGTTGTTGGCGAGGGTGCTGAGCGCAAGTTCATCTCCATCATCTTCGGTAATGGCGCGATCGGTTATGGCGAAGGTGCTCCGACCACTCCTCTGGCTTATCAGCGTGAAGAAGAGCGCGGTAACGGTGGCGGCGTTGAAACTCTATGGAGCCGTAAGACCTGGTTGCTGCACCCTCTGGGTTATAGCTTCACCAGCGCAGTTATCACCGGTAACGGCAGCGAAACCATCGCACGTTCTGCTTCATGGCAGGATCTGGCAAACGCCACCAACTGGAACCGCGTAGTAGAGCGCAAGCATGTACCGATCGCGTTCCTGGTAACTGGTGTGGGCGCTTAACGGTAGCGTATAATTATGAGGGGCTACGGCCCCTCTTTTACCATTCATGAAGGAGAATTATATGGCTACTACCGGTAAAGGGCTGCCGCGAAGCCTTAAAGGTGTGACGTTCAGCGCGAGCTGGACTGAGATCACTGGCAAGCCTACGACCTTCGCGCCAGTACCAGCAACTACTAGCGTTGTTGGCGGCGTGAAAAAGACACCAGCAATTCCAGACATTGCCACGCAAACGGTGTCAGGCGCTGACGCTACGGCGGTTGCTACATCGGCGACCACTGCGGTAAATGCGGTAGGAACTAAACTTAATGCCCTGCTGGCTGCGCTTCGCACCGCTGGCATTGCAACTCCTTAACAGAGGATTATTAAAATGGTTGATGTAATCAAGCGTCGCACCACCGGTGTAGATGATGCAAACGATGATGGTCAGGTTGAGGTTGTGATGGTTAATATCAGTCCAGCGTCTTTCTCCACCGCACTCCCAGCCACCACTGCCGTTACCGCCGGTCAAACTATGACATTGACCGTTGCAGTAACTGGCGGACTGGCTCCGTACACTTACCAGTGGTTTAAAAACGGCAATGCCATTGCTGGCGCTAATGCTGTGGTTTACGCCAAGGCTTCAGCGGCGGCTGCTGACTCCGGCACTTACAAGGTTGTGGTGCAGGACGGATATAGCAACGTACTGTCTGGCAGCACCGTCGTAACCGTATCGTAATTTAACGGCCCGAAAGGGCCGTCTTTAAGGATTGAATATGGCTAATGATAATTATGTGATCCGCGAGCGTTACAACGGACTTGTCGAAGTTGATGGTCAGTTGATCCCGCAGCGTGGGGAAGTTGCAGCTGATGAACTGGTAGTAACTCAGCCAGATAATGAAGAGGCGCACAATAACGGCGGTGGTGCTAAGCGTGGCCGCGGCAAGAGCCAAGGAGCATAACCGTGCTAATCGTGGAAGATGGCTCTATCGTACCTGGTGCTGACAGTTATTCTTCATTGGCTGATGCAAGGGCGCTGGCTGATAAATTCGGATGGGTACTCCCTGAAGATGATGGCGAGGCTGAGGCAGCATTGCGCAACGGCGCAGCCTATATTGATCTACAAGAGTCCATCTTGTGCGGCACGCGCGTATCTGCGGAGCAATCTCTCGCGTTCCCTCGCAATGGGTTAAAGTTGCATGGGTTCCCGGTTGCCAACAACACAATCCCTAAGCAGATTATTCAGGCGCAGATTGCGGCTGCTGTTGAGTATGGTAAGGGTTCTGATGTTAGAGGTTCGACAGATGGCCGTATTACCACGATGGAGCGTGTTGAAGGGGCGGTTACAGTTCAGTATGCCGATAATGGCGTGACAGGTTCAACGATCACCATCACTGCCGCACTTGATGCGCTTAAGCCACTTATTTGCGGTGGCGGCAATAACGGATTTCAGTTCAGGGTTCAACGGGGATAATCATGGCGAAGACAAAGAGTGAGATGTTTACGCTTATCGGCGCTAACTTGCCTGATAACACAACAGGCTTAATTACTCCAGAAAAGTTGAGAGAAGTGACAACTCAGATTGCTGACTCAATGCTTTATGCCGCTGCTGGCATGAAGGAAGTTGAGGTGTTGCGCGCTGCGTCTACTGTTGCTCAAGCACCATCGGCGGTAGACACTGCGTTACAATTAACTTTTGGTGCTGCGCAGAATTCAGTGACAGATCCGTTGATGATAAATTCTGCTGGATTGGTGACGTTTAATGTCACTGGTAATTATGCAGTGCGCATCAAAACGCAGAATGGCAGAACAGGTGCATCAGGAACTTCTATTCTATTAATGCGAATCTTGGTTAATGGCACTCAATACGGATCTCCGGCAGCTACCAGAATAACTGCGACTGATTCAACAGTTCCAACTGAGTCGCGAGTTGTGCTCAATACCGCGGCTGGTCAAACAATGTCAGTGCAGATCATGCGGGATAGCGCCGGTTCGAATTTCGGTGGCGTTTATCCGCAAGTGGCCACTGTAGCGGCATGGGGTACTGCACCATCCGCGTTACTGGTAATTTCCAGACTGGAGCCAGTATAATGAGCACTGCATTTAGCAAGAAGATGCAGGGCGTTGCCACTCGACTCTTGGGTAAATATGGCAGCACAGTCACGCTTGAGCGCGCTGGCGGTAAGGTGTGGAATCCTAATACCGGCGAATATGACATCTTGTCGCCGCAGAGCATTCCGTTAACATCTGTGCCGGTGCCGGTGAATGTTGGGCTTATCAATGGCACGACAATTCAGGCCGGTGACATGGTAGTTAAGGCTGACTATAGTGTCCTGCCGAAGATGGATGATAAGGTAATCTTTGGTGGCGATCATTGGTCTGTCGTGGGCATTGAAAAGAAAATGGTTAACGATGACATCATTGCTTATTTCATTCAGGTGAGAAAATGAGTTTCACTCTGGATGTATCTAAATTCGTCGAAAAGGCGAAAAAGAATCCAGAGACGGTCATGCGCGCTGTTACGCTTAAATTATTCAGCGCGATAATAAAATCTAGCCCAGTAGATACTGGGAGATTTAGGCTTAATTGGCAGGCGGCAGGATCTATACCTGCCGCAAGTTCACTTATTGGACAAGATAAAACCGGCAGCAAAGCCATATCTTCTGCGGCTGCATTCGTTAGCTCAACTAGGGAATGGTATGAGATCACTCTAACAAACAATCTTGTTTATGCTCCAATAATAGAATATGGTGGTTATTCAACTGGATTTATGGGCCCAGACAGACCGAATGCATCAGGACTGGTTTCTTTTGTTGGGCCTGTTAAATACTCAAGTTTTGTAGGCCCAAAACGACACAGAGTACCAAAATCAATCAATGGTTATTCTAAACAGGCTCCTCAAGGGGTTGTTCGTGTTAACATAACCAGATTCAATACATTGCTTAACGAAGAAGCTGCCAAGGTGAAATAATGGGCTACTTTGAAGATCTAACAAAAGCGTTCGATATTCCATTGATGGCGTTTGGCGCAACAAATGGTATCGACGTTGCGCTTGAAAATATTGATGCGCCTACCTCAGTTAACACGCCATATCTTGCCAGCTATATGCTGCTTGCTGATACTGAACAAGCTGATTTATTCTGGACTGAGCAGCGCTCTGGGATTTATCAGGTGGATATTAATTATTCATCAGTTGTTGGCAGCTCATCAATTAATAAAATGGCTGACAAGCTTAACGCCGCCTTCAAGGCTGGTGTATCATTATCACGTAACGATATCTGCGCCGAAGTGCAATCTGTTAGCCTGGGGCCGCTGATTGTGCAGAACGGATGGGCTAAGCGCCCTCTATCAATCAATTTCATCGCCTTCACTAAGAGGTTATAAAGATGGCTACTCAACCGTATAAGGGCGCGACGACTGCTCAGTTTTATGTCGAAGAATTAACCGCTGGCGTGACGCCAACATCACCCGCCTGGAAACCACTTCGCTATACCGGCGGCGTTCCTTCAATTACTCGCGATGCGCTGGTTTCCAACGAGCTTGACGGCAGCCGCGAGACTTCATCTATCCGCACCGGTAACAAGCAGGTGTCTGGTGAATATGCCATCGAGCTTAGTGCTCGCTCTCAGGACGATCTGCTTGCAGGTGCAATGACATCATCCTGGCAGGCTGGGGTTAGCGAAACTGGCGTAACAGTGGCAGTGAATGCAACCACAAAAACATTTACTCGCAGCGCCGGTAACTTCCTGACTGATGGAGTTGAAGTTGGCGATCTGATTGCGTTTACCAGCCTTGCTGGCAATAACAGCAAGCCATTTATTGTTACCAGCGTTAACGACACGGCCATTGCTGGCGATGGCATCAACTACCCGCTGGTAACTGCTGCTGGCGTGTCTACTGATTATGTGACAGGCGATAAGCTTGAGACAGGGAACCTGTGTAAGACCTTCTCAATCCTTACCTGGATGAAAGGTCAATGTGGAGGCGCTGATAGCTTCCTGCTGACGCGTGGAGTTGAGTTCTCAGGGTTCAGCATTGAGCAAGCGGTTAATGCCATGGTTACTGGCTCATTCCCGTTCATCGGCCTGAATCAGGAGATCATTGCTTCATTGCCTGCTGGCTCTACTTTCGTCACTGACTTTGACGCTCAACCATTCTCAAGCGTTGACGTATCTGCGTTTAATGGCACTGCGCCACTGACGCTGATCGACAGCTTCACCATCACCAATGATAACGCGGCTTCTGCCCAGTTTGAGCTTGGCAATGCTGAAGTGGCATTCGTGGAGCGTGGCCGCGCAGCAAATACCTTCTCTTTGGCTGGCAAGCTGTATAGCATGGCGCTACATCAGCAGTTCCTGAATGAAGATCAGATTGAGTTGACGTCTATTTTGTCAGGGCCGGATGGTGCAATGTCGTTCACGCTGAAGCGCGCTGAATTCACCACATCTACCATTGAGATCGGCGGCCCAGAGTCGATTACCATCTCAATGGAAGGCCAGGCAACAGGAAACAGCACGCTATCATCTATTGTCATTCAGCGATTGGCGTTAGCTTAACAAAAATTGCCGTGGATAGGTTCGCAACCGAAAGGCGTCTGGTTAACGTTTTCCACGGCATCACAAACCACTACCTACTGACCAAAGGAATATTTATGACCGGAAAAAACATATCTTCAAAGACAACTGAACCACGCATGAAGCTGAGCGACTTCTTTTATAAGGATAAGCACGAGGTTGGCACGCGCATGCCGATCATGCTGCCGTCAGGAAAAGATTCTGGTGAGTGGCTTCAAGTTCGCGGGCCAGACTGCGACGAGTCTATTAAAGCTGGCAGAGCCTACTCGCTGGCATACCGTCAAGTAACAAGTTCCATGAAAGAGCTTGAAGCTAAATGCAAAGAGATTGAAGACTTCACCGAATACAACGCAGAGATATCCGATAAGATGGCAGATCTGAATGCCGATCTTGCCGTTGAGATCGTCACTGGCTGGAGTTTTGATGAACTATTTAGCGAAGATGTGCTGCGTGAGTTGCTACGCCAGTATTCAGGCTTGGCTGATGCTATCGCCGTCCATCACTCCAAAAGCCGCGAAGAACTTTCGGTAAAGTAGCCGCGCTGTATGCATTTGCTCAGTGGGTGTTTGTTGATAACCAGAAGCGTCAGAAGTTCGATGCAATAACGGCACCACATGAGTCAGCGCTTATCTCGATGGGTGTCATAGAGAAAGCGGAGCGAGCAGCGCGTGATGAGGGGCCAGAGTGCCCCTCTATTTTTATCGGCACCTTTGACAAGTATCGTGAGATTAAATTCATCAAGAGAGAAACTGAGCTAGAAATTAAAATGTTCTCTCGTGATATGCTTACATGGACTGATTTAATTCATTACCAGCAAGCAACCGGACAGAAGATCAGCTCTCTTGAGTCTGAGCTGATTATGGGCATAGATGGCGTATTCGAAGGCAAAGACGATGCCTAATGAGGATTGAAAATGGCTGATACAGCTTCGCTAATAGCAAGGGTAAAAACTGAAGGCGTACAGCAGGCTGATAAGCAATTAGATGACTTTGCGGCAGCCGCCAACAATGCAGATACTGCCGTAAACAAATTATCACCAAACGTGGTCAAACTTGACACATCCATGTCAAGAGCGGCGAAGGGTGGGATGGCTTCAGCTAAACAATCAATGCAACAAGTTGGCTTTCAAGTGCAGGACATGGTTGTCCAGCTTCAAGGTGGTACATCTGCATTTGTAGCTATCGGCCAGCAGGGCTCTCAGTTGGCTGGTGCTTTCGGGCCAGGTGGTGCCGTGCTTGGCGCGGTGATTGCATTGGCTTCTGCTGTGGGGGGAGTCCTTTATAAGTCATTTGGTGATGCAAAAACCGGTGCTGAAGAGTTGCAGAAGGCAACAAAAAACCTTCAGTCAGTGCTGAAGGAAGGTTCAACTGGCGCCTTAGAATTAACGGATGAGCTGCTTAAGCTAGCAGAGCAAAGTAATGCCGCCGCCCTTGCAAAGCTTGCATCAAGCATTGCAGATGCCAATACGCAGATAAAGGCTGCCGGTGAAACGGCCGCTGAGACAGCTCAGCAATTTGATTCACTTATTTCTGGTAGTGTCGGAGGCGCCGCAGTAGCGCTCGATAGGATGACACAATCAGGCATGAGCACTGCTGACATATTGAAGAATATCAGTTCATTCTCTGATGCGGCAGGAAGCAGCGCTATTGCCTTGCGTGCTGTGGTTGATGACTTATCAAGCAGCATGGGCATCACTAAAGAAGAAGCTCTAGGCCTTGTTTCACAGCTTGATGCCGTGCAGAAAACGAAGTCACCAGAGACAGTGCAAGCACTGGCAAATAGCACTGCTAACTTACAAGCCCAGTACGGCACTACCAATCCAAAACTAAATGAGTTTAACAACATAATGCAGGAAGCTGTCGTTCAGATGATGAACGGCAAGAATGCTGCTGAGGCATTGCAGGGTGCATATAACAACCTTTCAGCAACGATTGATAAACTAAAGGCCAAGCAGGCTGCCGCTGGCGAAGCATTTGTTGCAGCAATTGAAATACAATCAAAGCGCGGGAAGGAATTAATAAATGCACAGAATAAGCAACTTATTGAATCAATAAACCAGCGAGAAGGTCTGACGGAAGATCAGCGAAAAAGGGCGGTTGCAGCAGCCAACAAATCGGCAGAGCAGGACCTAAGAGAATTCGAATCTCGCGAACAAAAGAAGACAGAGACACAGAATAGAAGCGCGTCAAATAGAGCAGAGGCACAGGCAAAGAGAGATGCAAATGCTGCGGCAGCGCAGAAGAAAGCTGCTGAGACATTCCTCGCCACCATTGAACGCCAGAGCGGTGATGAGATTGCCAGGATCAACACCACGGAGCAGCAGAAGCTTGACAAGCTGGCTGAGTTTCAGCAGCAGGGAGCTATCAGCGCGCAGCAGTTTGAGGACACTAAAACACAGATTCAGCTTGATGCTGAGACCGCAAGACAGGAAGAGTTAACCAAGCGCAAAGAAGAGCAGGCTAAGAAAGAAGGCAAACACGATCAGTTTATTGCTGACATGGAAGCCATTAACGCCACTGAGCTTGAGCTGATAGATGTTCAGCAAAAGGCCAAGGAAGACAAGGCAAGAGAGTTTTATGATCGCGGAATAATCAACGAAGAGGAATACCAGGCTTCATTGGCTGCCATTGCCAAAGGGGCTGATAAGAAAAGGGTTAAATCATACTCTGATATGCTCGGACAGACTACTGACGACTTGAAAACGTCTTTAGGCGAAGGTAATGCCATGTATAAAGCATTTGCCATTGCTAACGCCATTATGCAGACATACGTGGCCGCTAACGCCGCGTATCAGTCAGCAGCAGCCATACCAATTGTCGGCTGGGTAGCTGGCCCAATTGCTGCCGCCGCAGCTGTGGCCGCTGGCCTGGCTAACGTTGGCAAGATCAGATCTGCGCGTGAGCAAGGCGGCAACTTGTCTGCTGGGCAGGCGTCAACGATTGCTGAGCGAAACAAGGCAGAAGTCATCGTTCCTGCCAGTGCTTCTCGCGTTAGAACGGCCCAGCAAATGCGTCAGATAATGGGCGAGAATAACAGCTCATCAAGCGCCAATAACGGTGTGGTTATCGTTAATAACACTACGGGCCGCGTTGACTCAGCGACAACAGAGAGAGACGACGAGGGGCGTTTGCGTGTTATTATTGATGAGCACGTATCAAGCGCGATGCAGGATAGCAACTCAAACATTTCTAAATCTCGTCGGGCGACGAGAGGGCTGCCGGGGTTCTGATAATTAGCGCGCCTTAAATGGCGCGCAATTCCTCTAGTATTTCTGGGTCAAATCTTAACCATTCGGTACAACCATCAAACCCTGAAAGCCCTGCTGTCTCATATTTCTTATGAAAGTGCCTCTCTATAGTATGCGCCTTGTTGCCGCTTTTTACCCTTACCACTTCCAGGACTTCAAAGTCAAAAGGAGTATTTCTGCGTAAAACTTCTAGACGCTTAGTTGGAGAATTAGTTACCCCTATCTTTATGAAGCCATCGCCAACAAGAGCGTAGACGAATGCTTCTCTCAGGTAGTTGAAACCTACTCTTGAGCAAGAGCTGCATG